CATTTAAACCAAACGGACGATAATGTTGACCAAATCGATCTGGATCATAAAGTTGACCATCTACTGATGCTTCAAACATTTCGAAAATAACTTTAACGTCATCTTCACTTGGACGTCGTGGCATAAAATCATTTAGATTAAATAATCCATTTGATTCTATTGCTTGTCGTTCTTCTTCATTTAAACTACGATCACGACGTGCCCAATTAGATGTAGAATAATCAGCATACTGACCTTGTTGAGTTTTGGTCAACTTGAAGTCTGTACCTTGTTCGTAATCTGTTGGTATTTCTACAAAATCCGGATCCATCAATGCGGCCGCTATAATTTTATAGATACTTGGATTGATTACAAACCTACGAATTGGATTTTCTGGTGTTTCGTCTTCAGCAAGAGGATTTTCAATAACAAATCCTTGAAATAAGTAAGATCGCTTTTTCCAATACTTTCTAGCAATATCTTCCATGGATGTATCTTTAAACCATGGACGAATTTCTGCATGTACTGGACAAGCATCTCCCCACATTTCTATACAAGGAACTTGAACAGTCACCGAACGACTTTCGTCGTGACCTTTAACTCCCGGAAATGCTAAACGAATCATTTGACGTTCCCGCCAGAAAAAGGTGTTCTCTGTGTCACCATCTGGTAGGAATCGTAATGTTGCAGTTGTGTTTTCTGGAATATTCCAGAATGTATATATTGCGTTGTCTCCAGTATTTGTACCGGGACCGCGGCGGGTTTCTTGTTCTAATAGTTTTGCCCTAATTTCAGCCAATGTAGCCATAATATTTCTCCTTTAATGTTAGCCTTAAAATGTGCCTAAGTGTGTATATACTTTCATATACAGTATTAAGTATACACTTTATTATTTATCTGTCAAGTGGTTTTTGGTGAAATTTTGGGAATATTTTTATTTGTCGAATTTAGAGAATTTATCTTCTAACATTTCAGAAACAATTTCTTCCCAATGTTCTATCATATGATCTTCTTCTTCTACTATTTCGTCTTCTTGAAGAGGAAGATTTGCAATAAAAGGTAGTATATCTTCAAATTGTTGATCAAAATATTTTACTGTAAATTTCTCTTTTAATTGATTTACTAACTCATTAACTGGATCATTAATTGCTTCTTGTGCTTCTATTTGCTCAACCATAGATTGATATGATCTTACTCCGGCTAGTCTGGTTAATTCTGTTTTAGCATCAGTTTTATATGTGTTAACTCTATTAATAACATCAGATGTTTGCTCATTGACTAAAGAATTGCGTCTTACATATTTGGTAAATTCTTGTAACTTTTTTAAGTTCTTTACAGTTTCTATAATATGTTCGCCGACAACATCATAAGGAGTGCCGCCTTCATTTATATGACGAGCCATTGCTCGTGCACCTGATAAATGTATATAAGGAAACTTAAATCTTTCGCCCTCAGCATTTTCAATATATAAACCTTTTATGTTGCGAGATCTAGCGCCTACTTTTTCCTCGTCTACTTGTTTTGAATGACGAATTATTAGTTTAGCATCATTAATTTTTTGGTAACTGCTTTTCATACTTCCGTATGGTTTTTCTAATGCTTCTGTTACCGCTGTATTCATAGCCATGTGTGCAAAATCCTTTGGTTGTAACTGCTTTCCATATGTTTTAATTGTAAACTCAAACATATATTTTTTAGCTTGGTTTCGTAGCATATCTATTACGTCTTCTTTAACTTCTTCATGTTCACTTAAATGAATTTTTAACTCGTCATCGTCTATATTAACCATCATGTGTGTATTGCGGTCATAAAAACGCCGTGCTTCAGTAGGATCTACTGTACGTTGCCCGTCTTCTGTAAATAAAACAACACTTGATCCTGTTCCTTTAAGAATATTAAATATTTCTGAAGAAAATCCTTCGTAATCTATAGCCATGTAACCTTCCTAGTCATTATATGTATTTATTATATTATACCTATTGGCATAGGTTTTATATCGCCGGCTCCATCGTCAAATGTATCTTGTAATGTATCAAATATAGTACCATCAAACTGTCCTATTGTTATTGCCATACGTACAACTAATAATGTTGCCATAACAAGATCATCTGTATTACCATCTTTGGCGGCATAAGATGCTCCCCGTGCTACGAATGTTTTTATTTCACGGATGAGATTTGGACTACACAATATCATTTTGTCATTTTCAACCCAACTTTTAAATTTAGCACATGCAGTTAATTTGCTTTTATTTGTTGTTGTAAATCCTTGTCTATATCTACGAACACTACCTGCTCTTTTAGGTTCACTAAGAAATGTGCCGGGTATATTTTCTTCGCCCATTTCACGAATTACAACTAATGCAGCTTCTCCCAATGTATTATTTTCTACACTCCAATATATTTCTGCTGTGTTTTCACTTTCTTCTTGTATTACATTACATATTTCACGTAGAATTCGTATTTGTCCTTGTACAGGTGTTTTATTATGCATCCATTCTGCTACTTGTTTACATCCGGGCAATTCATATACTTGAATGGCAGCATTATCACCGCCTGTACCTAAACTAGGATCTAAACCCAAACAATATACTTTATCTTTTACTATTGGAGAAAACCATCTGATTTGCCCTGTTTTACGTAAAACAGTATGACTTTCTAAAAGCGGTAATTTAAGATTATTAATAAGAGTTTCGTCGTTGGTAATAAATTCACACTCGTGCTCTCGTCTAAATCTATCTTCTCCTATTTTTGCTTTTTCCAATGATGCCCATTCTTCATCTCTATCTGGATGCTCTGGCCATTTTACTAATATAGAAGCAAATCCATTTCTACCAGTTTTTTGTTCATTTCCATATGAATCTACTGTGTTTATTGCTTCTCTCCAAATTCGTGCAAATTGATCATCATCTTGATTTGGCGTAGATGTAATAAGACATTTACCACCTGTTGATAATGTAGGAGATAATGCTGTCCAAAATTCAGATGCAATACGTGGGGGTACAAATGCAAACTCGTCTAAGTATATTAATGTTAAAGATAAACCTCGACCAGTAGTTTCAGTTGTTGCTTGAGATATAATTCTAGACCCATTATCAAATTCTATAGAATTTCTATTATATGCAGTTACGCCTGCCCTAATAAAATTTGGTAAACTTTCATATGCAAAGCGAACCCTTGACATTATTTCCTGTGCGCCCGAATACTTATGAGCTGCAATAAGAATAGTACTATCCGCTTTAAACATAGCATACCATAATAGATATCCTGCCGCACAAGTAGATTTTCCAGTTTGTCTAGCAAGCATAGCAATGGAATATCTATTATCATGATATACGTTTATTAAATCTCTTTGATAATCGTATAAATTGAATTTTATACGTCCTAAAATAGGATGTTGTATAAGACAGTATGTATGTAAGAAATATGCAGGATCATCATAACAATCTTGTAATTCTGTTAACTGTTTTTTTGAAAACTTCTCTGCTCTATGAGGTTTCTTGATTAACTGTGTGTCAACTGTGCCGCGTGTGGAACTGACCATACTAGTATTTATCGTAAAAAAAATGGGCCCAATGAGCCCATTCTTTTATTATATTTGTGTGAATTAATTGTCTTCTTCTACAACTTCTTCTTCAGATTCTTCTGCTTCTGCAACTTGAGGATTAAGTCCTGCTAATGTAAGCATTCTATATAAGCCTGAATAAGGATCTGCTGTTTCTTCAACTTTTTCTTCTTCATCTTCTTCTTTAGCTTCTTCAACTTCTTCAACTTCTTCTGTTGCTTCTTCCTTATTGCCATTTTTGGCAGCAAGCATTTTTTCAAAAGCAGCCTTTTGTGCTGGACTTTGTGCTTCGGTTACTTCCTCTGCATCTTCGTCAGCATCTTCTTCTTTGGCTTCTTCGACTTCTTCTGTTTCTTCATCTTTGGCTTTTTCTACAATTTCTTCATGCACTTCATTCATAAAAGTTTTATATGACGCAGTCATTTCTTCTTCTGTAATTGGCTGTGGAAATTCAGGGGATGCCAAATTATGGTTTAAATATTTACGTAAACTTAATTCTACGTTTGTTCCCCAGTCACGTAAGTCGCCCATATCTTCTTGGTCTGGATGATTTGTATTTGCAGGCGAATTTGCCCATTCTTCATCTAGTTTAATACCGGACAATTGTATAATATCTTTAAGTTCTCTCATTCTTTCTGCGCTCATTTTTAACTCCCTATGGGTGATTTGGTGTTACCCGCTCCGATTCCATCTTCTACACCTTTTGGTGTATCATCAATTATTTCCTTTTTACGATCTGCACGTACTTTTGCTAATTCTTCTGTAAATTTAGAATTATATACATCGCCGTAATGTTTTTCTGGTTCTATTTTTGGTGAATCTGAATATTCAGAATCTTCCAATTTTGATTTGGCTTCTTCTTCGTTCATTGGTTCGTCTTCTGGTGAACGAACTACTACATGTGATCTACTAAGGCCTGTTGCCTCACAAATTTCATCACGTAATACATCACTTACTACAGGATAATCTAATACAAAATCTACTATAGTAACTTCGCGCCCTCTGGATTCTGCAAAATCCATTGGATTTGATTGTGCTATTGTTTTCTTAGGTTTTGTAATTTCCTTAACGCCGTATTTTTCTAAATGTGTTTCCATTCGATCTAGCATTGCTTCTGTTATATCGGTTGCAAATTTAATACGCAATGCGTATTCTTTGTTCGATTCTGCTAGATATTCATAAAATGTTTTCATTAATATATCCCTGTATTAAGTATATTTATATCTACAACTGTATTATTTATCTTTAATCCTATTTGCAATGGCATCTAGAATAGCATTTCGGTCTGTTATAACATGGCCTTCACCAGGAATAATAGTTGTTTCGCCGGGATCTTTATCTGTATCCAACTTGGCTTTCCTAATTTGTAATTCTATCATTCGAAGTTTTTTATCTAATTTTGCTGTTTTTGCTTCTATAGCATTTTTCATCATTTTAGATGCTACATCAAATACATTAGCTGCATGTCTATCTTCCATATTATGTCCTAAATCTATTAGTGTATCAAATGTTTCCATTGCTTTTAATGCATACGCATCCATATCTCTATCTAAACTTTCCATACCTGTAACTTCCGGTAATGCATTATCTATTTTATCTGCTATTGCTAATGTATTTGTAAGTTCAACATTAATTTCTGCTATATCAGAAGTATTTGAATCATGTCCATTTTTTGCTGCCGCTTCTGCAAGTGCATCCCGAGGGGTATGATTTAATACGTCTTTCAATGGAGGTAAATTAAAAGTTTCTTCTAATTTCTTTGTCATTTACGTTTTTTCCGTTTTGTTTGTGTTTGTGGCTTTCTAAAAAGATGGTCTTCTGTTACAACTCTAAATATCATCCCTTTATCTTTAGTCCATGCTCTTGCCGCTTCCCATTTTGCTTCGTTCACAACTGCTTGTGCTCGTTGTACTTGAGATTTAGCATGATCTAATGTTTGCATTTTTGGTTTAATTTCTATTATTTCTGCATGTTTTTTTCCGTTCTTATCAACATACACCATAAAAAAGTCCGGGACATAATTTGTTTGTTTACCTGTTACAGGATTACGGTAAGGTATTCTTGTTGCTTCACTTGCCCATCCTATTACATTAGGATGATTATCACACATACGCATAAATGTTAATTCCCAGCCGCTACGATAACGGGGCCTGTGTTTACCTACATATTTTTGCGGATTTGTAGGAGCATAAACTCCCTGTTGAAAACTAGCCATCGAATCCAGTATATCCTGCTCGACTGGCATTTCTATAAAAGCTACCATATTCTATTGCTTCATACATAAAATTTATCGTCCAAGTAATAGGTGAAGAATCTGCATAAGACAACGTGTCATGCTGTACTGCTGAAATCATTGGATTAATAACCGTTACTTGATCTAATGTATATTTTGCTTGGTTATTTTGGAGATCTTTATTGGATAGAGGAGTGCCCATGACATGGGGAGAAGAATCACCTCGTTCTCTATTAATTTTAATTTCTGTAAAGAAATACTTGTCTTTATTTAATGTTGGGGGTTTATAACCATATCCACCAGTTGTTAAATTATCAGTATCATCCATTGTTGCTTTATCTGGTGTTGTATTTAATGCATACGTAGATGTAGGTTTTTCAAAGTTTCCAAAATAATATAAATTATATGCTCTAATAAGATTTTCTACTTTACTATCTACTGTGTCATGAAATACCAATGTAATAGGATTATAATTTACAGCGGTTGTTATTACTCGTTTTCTATTATATTGATTCATTATTTGCACATCATACGTATGACCAGGAAGTTCCGCCGTTTGCGCTCTAAGAGTATAATCTTGTTGTTTTAATTTATGATTACGGACACCTTGTCGTAATAAAGAACTAGAAATATTATTCCAATCGCCTGAGTTTAATGTAAAATCTATTGTATATTGAAACTTAACTCGTGGCTCGTGCGCCATTGGAGTACCTTGTAGTACTTTAGTTCCATATAAAAATGATGCACGATTTATAGCCATTGTAATACTATTTACCACAAAAAAAGTCCCACAATTTGTGGGACTAATTTTATAATCGACTTTAATTATTATGCTGTATTTGTGCCTGTGGCGCTTTCAGTTTCTGCACTATGTCCAGGACCATCAGAATGTAGATATTCGTCACTTCCTGTACCTGCAACACTACCCGAACCATCACCATGTGTTGCATTATCATATCGTATTGTCATTGTTAATTGTTGTTGATCACTAGTTGCATAATTTGAATCACCATATTGAATGTCCGATATATAACAACCGTATAATCCCCAATGATCAAGTACTGTTGGCTCTGCACCTGCACCGCCATCATCACCTTGTAAAGTTTCTATACTCATGCCAAATTTATAATTAGCACCCGACTTCGCAGCTGATTGATCATAATGATTTAATTGAATTTGTAACTGCTTATCTACATTTTTAATAACTTCACTTTTAACATCATCCCGTAAAATGATAGTAATAGGACTCCATGTATGTTTGCCTGCAAGATAAATTCTTGAATTGTAAACATCTAGAATCATCTCATCGTGTGTTAATTGCGGGCGTGTAACAGAAATAACCTGTCTTGTTAAAATTTCATGATCACCTTCAACGCCGCCCAAGTTACCAAACAATACTCTAAATCGATACTGCAATTTAGGCATTAATGTTTGCCAACTACCGTCTATGGGCACACCGTATTTTTGTAAAACTCCCATGGTATTCTCCTATACTATGTTTAATTTGTTAATTGTATTTATACAATTTGTATAAAATTCAAATTAAAAAGGGCACCTTATAAATAAAAATATAATCAAAAGGGCACTTTATAATGAAACAAAGACCTATGTGTATACAATGCATGAAAAAACCTGCCGCAATAAACTATTATAAAGATAGTACACCCTTTTATAGATCTAGATGTGATAGTTGTGTTCGAAAAAATAAAAAAATAAAAATATCTAGAATTCCTCGAAAAATTGTTGCTGACATATAAAACAAAAAAGGCATGCTAGGCATGCCTTTAATGTATAATTTAAAAAATTATTCCTTTAAGGTGATGTAGCAATTGCTCCAGTCGACATAATTCTAATAGGAATATAAATAAATTCTGCTACTTTTGTAGGCTCTATTGCTATGTCTACATAAAGTTCATTACGATCTATTCTAGCAGGAGTATTGTTTGTTGTATCGCAAACTACTGCATAATCATATACACCTCGTTTAGACATAATATCAGATAAGAAACCATCAAATACTCGTAATACGTTATCTCTAGTAGATTTATCATTTTGTTCAAAGATAAACGGACGAGCAATAACATCAAAACGTTCTCTTAAATACGCAACTAATCTAGAAACATTAATTCTATCCATTGCAGTTGCAGTACCATGTAGAGTCTTTTGACCCCATAAAGTAAGTCCTGAATCAGGAAAGTTAGCAATAGGATTCATATAATTATTATATAAAGAATCACGTTGTCCTTCTGTTAACGCTACAGGAGTAAAGTCACCCTCTGAATTTAAATAACCAACACTTGTTGCATTATCTACTCTACCTCTAGTAAGTCCTGCAGGAGCAAACCATTGGTAAGAAACAGAATCACTATACGCCATAGAACGCAATGCTACATGACTTGCTGGCACCATTACTGTAGTACCATCTGTGTTTGTAGAAAGAGCATTTGGATAATATATAGCACTACCTGAATTTTTAGTATTCAATCCATCTTCGCCATTTTCAGCTGCTGTGGTATTTGAAATCCATGTAATTATTTCTGTTGGTGATTTTCTAAAAGGTGCATCTAAAACAACAAATGCAGTTTCTTTTCTATCTGTGTTTAGTGTGGATAGTTCATCAGCAAGTTCTGGATAACCAGGAGCTGCTAACAAAGTAACTGCTACTGTTTCTTCTCTAAGAGTAGAACCAGCGACTGCGGCTTGCATTCCTGAAACAATAACTTTACGTTGTGCAAAGCGTCCAAATGTACCTGAACCATCTGCATTGTTACTACTTTCTGTTACCCATTGTTCGCCGGCTGCGTTTGCCGCAACAAATTTTCTAACAACCTTACTAGAAGCTGCTAAATTAACTAAAAACATACCACCTGGATAAAGAAGTGGATCAGGGCCACCTGAAAGTACAGCACCTACTGTTGCACCGCCTGCTGGCCATGCAGTAACCTTTGTATGATCTGCAAACTCGACACCATTATTTGTTGTTTGGTCCGAGTTGTCGCGTCTAACCCAAGCTGCTCCGTCACTTTCATAAATTGCAGGATAATCTACATCATCTGTATCTACCCAAACTTTATTGGCGGCGCCAACTGCTGGCTGTGTAGATGCCAATGTAATATCACCCGATACTATTTGTGCCCATGCACCAGCACCATCATTCTTATATAAATCTATATAAGTACTTGCTCCATCATACCATAATGTACCATCAGTTGTTGCACCTGTTGGTGCAATTGCTAATGCTTCATAAGACAATGCCGCAAATGCAGCTCCGTCCCATCGCAAAAGTGAAAATTCTGCATCGGATGGTGTTGTATCTGCCCATAAAAATCCAGTTACAGATGTTGTTGGTGCAGTTGGTGCTGTTGTAACAGTAATACTAGAAAATGTATTACTACTTGCACTATATAATTTAACAACAGGATTAAAACCTTCGTTTGGTGTAGAAGTTTTAAGCCATACGTCTCCGGCGGCAGTGGCTGTTGGGACCGATGTGTGATCAGAAACATTAACTGCTCCTGCTAACGCAGCTGTTGTAACTGCTGTCCAAGTAGTTGCAACATTTTTATGAAATTGTACAGGAACTACACTAACGTCTACTGCATAATCTCCATCAACGCCTCCCGAAGGAGCACCAGTGAATACTGTAACGGTTTGTTTTGCCCAACTGGTTGTACCAGCTGCTGTAGATTCAAAAATACCCCATTCGGTATTTGCTGTATCTAACCAATAAGTTCCGTCTGCTGGCGGGCCTTTTGGTTCTGCTGTTGCTGGTGCTAATTCAGATGTATCAACATCTGCTCGCACTATGTATGCTTGATTTGCGGCACCCAAGAAACTGTACGCCGCTAGTAATCCATATTCATTTAATTCGTCGCCATTAACTCCAAAACTTGGATTACCGAAGTTTTGTGATAATTCAAATTGGCTTGTTGTTAACTGTGGTTTTCCAGCATTTGCTTTTGATGTTCCAGTAGCAACGCCTGTACCACTTACGTGGGCCTTGTCTTCGCCAGTTGCAACTACCATTAGAGGAACTGTTCCTGGTCCAGCTGGACCATAAAAACTTTCATCTGTGATAGAAACTGCGACGCCCGGTGAAACTAATGTAGCCATATTTTTTCTCCCTAGGTCAAAATAAGTTATTCGTTAATATTTATTTTTATATTATAAAAACCAGGAGATATGCAAGTTAACAGAGTAGTTAATTAGGGATATTGACCGGATACTCCAGACGATTGAATAAGTGCAATATAAAGAGCAGGTGCAACAAAATCATCAAACATAAATCTAGTGGCACTGTGCGAAAGTTCAATCCATTGCATTTGTCTGCCTTGTAATTTAAATCTTCGATATCCCATATCATATACTTTTTTAACTTCTTCTAATCTAAGTTCAGTACTTCTATCCATATGGGTTTCTTTATGAAAATTGACAGGATAACATTTAGGAAGTATAAATTTATTATAGTATTCTTTATGTTGAGGATCAGCCTGTCCTGTTTCATTAATAGACATTGCTTCTTGAGAAAACATTAAATGTTCTTGTCGTCTATATGGACAGTTTACTTCACACATTTCATTTAAAATAATTTCATACTTGTCAGCATCATCAGATAATTTTTCAAGCAAATCAAAATTAATACTATCATCTGTATGAATGTTTACTACATCGTATCGTTCTGCTAAACTCCTATACCACTTTTCATCGCCTGCTTTTTTTTCTTTTACCGTTTTATCAATTGATGCTTTTAATTTTAAATCAGGATATCGTTTTTTAATATAATCATACAGTATTTCACTAACAAGTATAATGCCACTATTACTTCCATTTATTTCCCACAACTTATCTAATAATAAATTACATGTTGGTTCGGATAAATGCTTTTTTTCTATCAGCCAATTAGACCATGTATAAAAAACATCAATGTTTCTTTCCTTATATCCTTTTAACACATGATCAAATTCAGATGCTTGTTCTTCCTTAGACGTACCTACAGTAGGTTGAAGCATTTGTGTTTTTTGAGATATGTTATGTACACCTCTACCGCCGTGCCATAATACAGGTAATGAGCCATATACTTCCATAGGAATGTGAAAATTAAATCGCTCTTTAACAATATCATACATCTTATAATACCCTTCATCATGTGTAAATAGTCCAGGCACAGTCCATATTGATTCTGCCCAATCTTTATGTATAATATGTTTTATTTGTTCTATTTGCTCTTTCATGCAATAGTTACTTCTATTTTATTTGCTTTATCGGTTTCATGTTGTTGTGCTAAACATCCTAAACATAGTCCATTGCAGTCAACTTGAAAATGAGGACATTGTTGACATGTTTCGGGTGCACCTATTTTATTATAAGTTTCTACATATCTACGAGTATGTTCTGCACGAAGTTGTGGCCATTTATCTCCTTTTGCATAATCAAAATCAAATATATTAGGTATAACATTAGGCATACCTATTT